CCAACAAGTTTTCCATTCAGGAAAATGATATTTAAGGCTAAAACCATCAACTCCACTATATTCAGGAACTTTGTTTACTAACCAAGATTCATACCTCATATCGTGATTTCCGAGACACCAAATTAACTCGCATCCTGGCGGTTTATGCTTAACAATTTCATCTAAATGGTAACGGCAAGCATTGAGTTCTTGTAAAACATTAGGCTTTTGATCGTAATTTATACTTGGAAATCTTGACAAAATATTGCCATCAAAAGCATCTCCATTACATATCAAAACTTGAGGCTTGAAGGTATCAATCATCAATAACAAGGCTTTAAATGCCGTTGTTGTCATATCGGTAAAGTGAGCATCTGAAAACACTATTACCCTTTTAACCTTATCTACATCAATGCCTCGCCTTACATTGTGAGCTGCTAAATCTATTTTTCTAGGCTTTTCTTTTTTGAGATCTCTTTGAGAGTTAAAGGTAGCAAGCTCAATCTTATGTCGTATTTCAATGGATGACCTTTTATTCATAGCGCTTCTAGGGGTCATTCCTATTTCTTTTCCAACTAATGATGGACTTCCCAATCTGCGCCAAACTTCAATAAACTTTTCATCTGATACTGGTGATTTAAACCCCATGACATATCCTTTATGATAAAGTGAGCCGATCTTAACCGAAACTTATGAATAATCAATGACTTATTACGCTAAAAGAGTTGATTCTAACCAAAAAGAGATCGTAAAAGTATTTAAAGATCTTGGTTGTTCTGTTTTTGATACTAGCCGTATAGGACAAGGCTTTCCTGATTTAGTTATTGGTAAGAACCAAATTACAGTATTGGTTGAAATAAAATCATCTACAAGTGCAAAATACAGCGCAGCTCAAGATTTATTTATGATGAACTGGAGAGGCTCAACTGTTGTTAGAATTAACGATATTGATGGTGCAATTAGATTAGTTAAACTGCTTGACAATGCCAATCAATAAGGCAAAATATGGTTTCAAACCCCATTTCTATAGGAGAAAAACATGGGAAAGATGGATTCTATGAAGGGTATTCCTTCAGTTACTGGTGCTAAAGCTCCTGCTGGCGCAACTTCTTCAGATAAAACTGGTGAGCGCATGGAGAAAAAAGTTGGCGGTGTAGCAATGGGTATGCAAGATGCTACTGGCAAAGACAAGCAATTCAATACTGGCAAAACTGCTGGTGTTTGCTATGAGCATAAGCGTGGTGACTGTAACCCTTGCTAAAGCGAAATGCCCTAGCGTGAAGGTCTAGGGCATCTCTAACCAAATAGTAATCGGAGAACTAGATGGCTGTTGTAAATTTTAAAGATTCATGCAACTCCTGTATATATTTCCAATCTACAGATAACGATTTCATAGGCAGTTGCAGACGATTCCCTACTTACCAAAACCGACATGGAACGGAATGGTGTGGGGAATTTGTCGTTGTACCTCCTAATCCAGTATTTGAAGCAATGGTTCAAGATATTGAAATTGCAGAGCAAGCTAAAGAAATCCTTGCAAAACGCAAAATAGTGCTTGAAGAAGCTGCCAAAGTAGAGCCAAAGCCAAAAGGCAGACCTAAGAAGGTTGCCGAATGAAGCTCAAGCCACTAGCAGATAAGATCGTTGTTAAGCCTGATACTAGAGAATTAAGCTCTGTCATCATCCTAAACAACAAAGAAAAAGACAATATGGGGACTGTAATAGCTGTAGGCCCTGGCAAAGTAATTAATGGTCGCAGACAAGAAATGCCTATTCCTGTAGGCGCTTATGTACGATTTGGCACTATGAGCGATGACAAAGATGCCGAATACCTAAAATACTTTGAATATTTTGAAGATGGTGAGCGTTACTTAGTAATGAGTTGGCAAGATGTCTGTTTCATAACCGAAAAGGAGATAGCATGAACGAAATAGAAATATGCGACAAAACCCCATTGATTGAGAAGATTATGGGTCATTTTGGCTGGTACAAGGTCAAAAAATTAGAATTACCAGTTGAAAACCTTGAAATTAATCATACATTTATCATAAAAGACATTAAATCTGAGTTGCCTAAAGCTCCTGTAAAGAAGCCAGCAGCTAAAAGACCAGCAAGAAGAACCCCAAGATCCGATTTTAAGTTTGGAAAGGATGCTAAAAATGGCAACTAAACCTGGCTTGTATGCCAATATCGCTGCAAAAAGGGAGCGGATCGAGCAACAAAAGGCATCAGGCGCTAAGAAAGTAGAAACCATGCGTAAGCCTGGCACTAAAGGCGCTCCTACTGCTCAAGCATTTAAAGATTCAGCAAAGACAGCAAAGAAGAAATAATCATGGCTACTAAAAAACATGACAAGCCAATAGAGCATAAAACTGTAGGAAAGGGTAAAACCTATAATCCTACAGAAAAAGGCGCTGGAATGACTGCTAAAGGCAGAGCTGAATACAACGCTAAGAACAATGCCAATCTAAAAGCCCCTGCTCCAAATCCAAAGACAAAAGCTGATGCTGGTCGTAAAGCATCGTTTTGTGCAAGGATGGAGGGAGTTGTTAAAAAAGCTAAAGGCCCTGCGGAGCGAGCCAAAGCATCACTAAAGAACTGGAACTGCTAATGCCATTAAAGAAATCAACCTCAAAACAAGCCTTCCAATCCAATGTAAAAGCAGAACTGTCGGCTGGAAAGAAACCAGCTCAAGCAGTCGCTATTGCTTATTCTGTCAAAAGAGAAGCAGCAACTAAGAAAACTAAACCAAAAAGGGTATAAAAATGAGTATTACGCTTAAAGACCTAACCATTCAAGAAGTAGAATTTATGTTGGCAGCACTATCAAAAGGCGAATATAGCCTAGTAGCTCCTGTAATTGACAAAATCAAAGTTCAAGCTATTCCACAGGCTCATGCCATGATGCAAGCAGAAGCAGATGCAAAAGCTCAAGAAGTAGTGGAAAATGGCGAAAAGGCTACTGAAGAACCAAAATGACCGAAATAGCAAATCCTGTAGGCAGACCAACTGAGTATGATTCATCATATTGTCAGAAGGCTATTGAGCTTGGAACTAAGGGTAAATCCCTAGAACAGATTTCAGGCGCATTAGGCATTACCTACAGGACTTTGTGCAACTGGAGAGATTCTCATGAAGAATTTTTTCATGCCTTGGAGGAAGCCAAGATCCGAGAGATGATTTGGTGGGAAGAACACGCTCAGGCATACCTTGTAGAGCATAAGGATGGGGAGAAGCTCAATGTTGGTTTATGGTCTAGATCAATGGCTGCTCGCTTTCCTAGGAAGTATTCAGAGCGTATTAAGCAAGAGCTTACTGGAGCTGATGGCGCTCCTCTCCTTAAAGGTGTAGAGATAACCTTTGTAGAGCCTGATGCAAATAGATCAGCAGATTAAAGATGCAATTTCTAGGATAAAGTTTCCTAAGAAATTTGAGGCACTATTTAAGCCTGAGAAGGTTCGTTACAGAATATTCTATGGTGGCAGGGGTGGTGCAAAGTCTTGGTGCTTTGCAAGAGCCTTATTAGCCAAGGGAACTGGTCAGCAAATGCGTATTCTCTGCGCCAGGGAGTTCCAAACCTCGATTAAAGACTCGGTTCATAAACTCCTATCGGATCAGATCTATGCCTTGGGCATGGAAAACTTCTATGAGATTACTCAAACCTCAATTAGGGGTAAAAATGGGACTGAATTTATCTTTGTAGGCATCAAGAACAATACAAACAATGTTAAATCCATTGAGGGCATAGACATTTGTTGGGTTGAGGAAGCTCAATCCGTATCAGCAAATAGCTGGAATGTGCTAATTCCTACCATTCGTAAGCAAGATTCAGAGATTTGGGTCAGCTTTAACCCTGAATTACCTACTGATGACACTTGGAAGCGCTTTGTTGAGAACCCTCCTGAAAGCTCGGTAGTCGTAAAAGTAAACTGGAACGACAATCCTTGGTTTCCTGAAACCCTAAATTTGGAGCGCTTATCCTTGCAACAAAGAGATATGGCTGCTTACAACAATGTATGGGAAGGCGCTACAAGGAATACGATTGATGGCGCTATCTTTGCTAAAGAAATGGAAATGGCAGAGCTAGAAGGCAGGATTACGACAGTTCCTTACGATAGCTCTAAGCCCTGTCATATAGTGTTCGATTTGGGATGGGCCGATAATACAGCAGCGTGGATCATCCAATTTATAGGCTTTGAGATCCGAGTTTTAAGATATTTTGAGGATAACCAAAAGACTATCCAGCATTATTTAAACTTAATGCAAACCTTTGGCTATATGTATGACACCATTTGGCTGCCTCATGATGCTGCTGCAAAGTCGCTTGGAACTGGCAAATCTATTGAAGAAATAGTTAGGGCCACAGGAATGAAAGTGCAAATCCTTGATCGAGTACCAGTAACCGACTCAATCAATGCTGCAAGAACTATATTTAATCGGTGTTATTTTGATAGAAAAAATACCGAAGAAGGTTTAAACTGCCTAAGACATTATCGCTATGATGTTGATGAGCATGGAACTTTTAGCCAAAAGCCGTTACATGACATCTATTCTCATGGTGCTGATGCCTGGCGATATATTGGGCTTATGGTCAATGAACCTAAGAAACGCAAACCAGTTAAACAAAATTATGCCCTTGGGGGCAGTTGGATGGGCTAAATATGGCAGATTATCAGGATCAAGATTCAAGCGAAGATACAAGAATCAATGATGCAAAGAAGTTTTTAAACCTTTGTAATGATGTTGATTCCAACAATAGAGCCGAGGCTTTAGACGATGTTCGCTTTTGCGCTGGAGATCAATGGCCTGTTGATGTTCAAAACAGCCGAGTGCTTGAATCTAGACCTTGTTTGACGATTAATAAGGTTGATGCCTATGTTCGTCAGATCTGCAACCAAATCCGTCAGCAAAGACCAAGGATTAAAGTCCAAGGCATGAATAATGAAGCTGATGCCAAATTAGCCGACATTTTAAGCGGTGTTTGCCGTCATATTGAGTATCAATCTTCTGCTGATGTGGCTTACGATACAGCTTCTGAATATGCAGTTAAGATGGGTTGGGGTTACTTCCGAGTAATGACTGATTACATCAGCCCTGATTCATTTGAGCAAGAAATCTACATTAGACCGATTGATAATCCATTTACAGTCTATTTTGATCCTAATTCTCAATTGCCTGATGGCTCTGATGCAGAGCGCTGCTTGATTACTACAGTTGTTAGCAAAAAAACATTTAGGGCTATGTATCCTGGCAAAGACGATGGACAAGGATTTACAAGTCGTGGAACAGGCGATTCAGACTCTGAATGGGTTACTAAAGAGGATGTTCGTATTGCCGAGTATTTTTATACAGTTCGCACTCCTGCCAAATTAGTCCTGCTATCTGATGGCACAAGCGTGTTTGACGATGAATTACCAACTCCTGAAGTATTGGCTGAAGCTGGTATTGAGATTGTTGAAAAGCGTGATACCTACAAGAAGCAGATCAAGTGGTGCAAAGTAACGGCTATGGAAGTCCTTGAAGAAGGCGATTGGGCTGGTAAATACATCCCAGTAATTCCTGTTTATGGTCAATCTTGCATTATTGATGCAAAGCACAAGAAATTTGGCTTGGTTCGGATGGCTAAAGATCCACAGCGTATGTATAACTACTGGACTACAGCTTTAACTGAATCCGTAGCCCTTGCTCCTAAAGCTAAGTGGGTTATGGCTGAAGGACAAGATGAAGGCCATGAGAATGAATGGGCGCAAGCTAATATCAAAGCTATGCCTGTTTTACGCTACAAGCAAACTGATACAGAAGGCAGACAAGCGCCAGCTCCACAGCGCTTACAGCCTGAGCCTCCTCCTGCTGGCATCGTTACAGCTACTCAAGGAATGTCTAACGACTTGATGACTGTCGTTGGAATCTATGATCCAAGCCAGTTGCCACAGGGCAATATGTCAGGCAAGGCTATTGCAGGGCAACAACAACAAGTTGATATGGTGAATTTCCACTATTACGACAATTTGACTCGTTCTATTGCTTATTGTGGGCGAATCATCCTTGATCTAATCCCCAAAATTTACGATACAGAGCGTGTAATGCGTATTATCGGAGCTGATGAAAAGCCTGAAATTATTACATTAAATCAAAGAGTTACTACTGAAGAAGGGGTTGAAAAGATCCTCAATGATGTATCAGTTGGTCGATATGATGTAGTCATGGACACAGGCCCTGGCTTTGCTACTAAGCGTGGCGAGGCAGTAGAAGCCATGATGACTTTATTGGCTGCTGATCCTAACTTAATGGCTACTGCTGGAGATCTAATATTCCGTAATATGGACTTCCCTGGCGCAGACATTATTGCTGATCGCATGGCAGCAACTAATCCATTGGCTCAGATTGATGAGAAATCAGACATTCCTCCACAAGTTCAAATGCAGTTGGCTCAGTCCAAGCAGATGATTGACCAATTACAACAACAGCTTCAGCAAATGGGCATGGATCTCAAGTATGGTCAATCTGTAACAGAAATGAAAGAAAAGGCATCTACAGCTCGTAAGCTAATGGATGTTACTGCTAGAGCGCACAATACAGAAACAATGGCTGAAGTTAAGGTTAATGACCAAAATACTCGCTCAATTACAAGTCAGAATAAGACTGAAATTGATGCGATTGTTAAGATGCTTATTGCCAATTTGGACACTACAGCCATTAAAGCTGAGTTGGATCGCAGAAATGAGGAGCAATATGCCTTTGCTATGCAAGCTCAACAAGATATTAGCCAGGGAGCTAATCCTTTGGTAAATCAACAACCAGCTCCACAGCCAATGCCAGCCCAACAGCCAATGCCTATGGAGCAAGCTCCACAACCACAACCCCCAATGCAAGGAATGTAATCATGCCAAGAGAAATCGTAACCTCAGAAAATCGTGAAGAATACATGGAAAAAAAACTAGCTGAAAAAGCTGGTGTTAAGCCAATGGATAATGAGCAAATGGAAATGAAAGCTAGAGCTAAAAAGATGGATGATGAGCAATTTGAAAGAGTCAAAAAACATCCTAAATATGCAATGCTGAAAATTAAGCTCGGCAAAAAAGGCGCTATGGATGCCCTTTTAAAAGAAATGAACGATAAGCAATAATATTGTTTTAAATAAGTTTTAGTGGTAAAAAAGAATTGTTGTAAATCTACCAATGGATTCATTGGGTAAAATCTTGAGGAAAACTCATGGCAGAAGCACAAGTATTAGAAGAAAAACAGGCTAGTAATGTAGTCACTAGCGAAAATTTAACTGAATGGAACATGAATCGTTTAGGTTTAGCTGGCGAAGATGCTCCTGTTGAGGCTGAATCAGTTGAGGAAACTCCTGAATCAGAGCCGACAGTAGATGACGAACAGAGTGAATCCGATCAAGAACCTGAAGGTAAAGCAACAGAGGAACGGAAACAAAATCCTAAACTTGAAAAGCGGTTTTCAGAGCTAACTAAGGCAAGGAAACAAGCAGAAGAAAATGCTGCTAAATCCTTAGCCGAAAAAGAAGCCCTGGAAGCTAGACTTAGGGAATATGAGGATCGGCAACCTCAACAGCCTAAAGCTGATGAAAGTCCGATTGGCAGAGAACCTAGGGCAGATCAGTTTGATGATGCTTTTGAATATGCAAAGGCATTAGCGGAATGGTCAGCAGAGAAAGCGTTGTATGACAGGGATCAGCAAGACTTAAATCGCAAAGCTGAAGAAGAAAGACAAAAAGTCCTAAAGACTTGGTCTGAGAAACTTCAAAAAGCGAAGCCAAATCTAGCTGATTTTGATGAAATAGTGAATTCTACTCAAGTCGTTGTAAGCAACGAAGTGAGAGATGCCATTATTGAGTCAGATGTTGGGCCTGAGATTCTTTACCATTTAGCTAGTCTAGATGGAGAAGAAGCTGAAAGATTCCAAGCATTACCGATGGCAAAAGCGCTTAGAGAGATTGGGAAATTGGAGGCTCGGTTTGAGAAGCAGGAAGCTGCTGAAGAAACTGCCGTTAGAAGTAAGCCTGTTGTTCAGAAGTCTAAAGCACCAGCTCCTCTCAGTCCGATTAGGGCTACTGGAAGCGCAATGGATACACCTATTGGCTCAGATGGTGAGTTTCATGGTTCGTTCCAAGCGTGGAAAGCAGCTCGAAAAGCAGGGAAGATCAGGTAAAACCCTAATTTCTTTAAAGGAAAAAGAAAATGAGCAATACTCTATTAACTATTTCCAAGATCACCAACGAAGCGTTGATGGTATTGGAAAACGAATTAACCTTCACTTCTGAAGTAGATCGTAACTATGATGACCAGTTCGCAGTTGTTGGTGCAAAGATTGGTAACACAGTCAATGTACGCAGACCAGGTCGTTTCATCGGTACAACAGGCCCTGCATTGAATGTTGAAGATTTCAATGAAACTTCAGTTCCTGTAACTTTATCAACTCAGTTCCATGTGGATACACAATTCACAACTCAAGACTTAGCTTTGTCTTTGGATATGTTCTCTGATCGTGTTTTGAAGCCAGCAGTTGCAGCTATTGCAAACAAAATCGACTTAGATGGTTTGACAATGGCTAAAAATGCTACTTACAACACAGTAGGTACAGCAGGAACTCCTCCAACTGGCTTGATTACCTTCTTGAACGCTGGTGCTTACCTTGATTCTGAAGGCGCTCCTCGTGATGGTCGTAGATCAGTCATTATTGATCCATTCTCAAGCGCAACAATCGTTGATAGTTTGAAGGGTCTATTTGTGCCACAAGAAGCGATTTCTACTCAGTATCGTAAAGGTCTGATGGGTCGTGACTCTGCTGGTATGAACTGGAAGATGGATCAGAACATTGTGAACCAAACTTACGGCTCATTTGCTGGAACAGCTACAGTCAATGTGACTACAGCTACTGGCTTCTTGACAAGCGGTTGGGCTTCTAATGCAAACATCACTTTGACTTTGACTAACGCTGTTAGTTTGAATCAAGGCGATACATTCACCATCGCTGGTGTATTTGCAGTAAACCCACAAAATCGTCAGTCTTATGGCAAGTTGCGTAACTTTGTTGTGAACACAGCCGTTAGCGGTTCAGGTGGCACAATCACAGTCAATGTATCTCCTGCTCCTATTTCTGCTGGTCAGTTCCAAAACATCAGCGTAACTAGCTCAGGCGCACAAGCTGTAGCCTTCTTTAACTCAACTGGTACAACCAGCCCACAAAATATCCTCATGCACAAAAATGCGTTTACTCTCGCAGTAGCCGATCTTGAGTTGCCTGAAGGTGTTCATTTTGCTGGTCGTGCAAGCGATAAGGAAATTGGTCTGTCAATGCGTGTAGTTCGTCAATACACCATTAACAATGACTCTATTCCTACTCGTTTAGATGTTCTATACGGATGGGCGCCTCTGTACCCTGAGTTGGCTTGCCGTATTGCATCTTAATTTATAGACAAAGAAAGGAACTAAATCATGTCTAATCCAGGACCAGCATCAACAGTATCATCAGTTTATTTATTCAATGGTAACGCAGCAGATGGTGTTTCCCTTGGTATTTCTACTGGCAAAATTGGTTTTTATGGTGTAACTCCAGTTGTTAAAGCTGGCGCAATTACTACCATTGCAACCAACGCAACTGGCACAGCAATTTCTGTAGCAGTTAATGCAATTATTGTTGCATTGCAGAATATTGGTGTAACAGCGTAATAATGTTGTAAAACTAAGCCCATCCTCAAAAGGGGTGGGCTTTTTTCTTTGTGAAGGAAGAAAATTGCATATAACTGTAGCCATTCCAGCCTATACAGGCACAATTTACATAGCAACTCTTAGATCGCTTATAAATGACCTTGTAATGCTCGTAGCTAGAGGAGATACATTTACTCTCATTGATGACATAGGAAGCGCTAATATTGCCGATTGTCGAGGCGCAATAGCCTCCAATTTCCTTAAAACAGATTCTGATTGCCTTGTTTTTGTTGATTCTGATGTAGCTTGGGAAAAAGGCGCTCTTTTAAGGCTTGTAGATCACAAAGTTGATCTAGTAGGCGGTATATATCCATATCGAGTTGAAGAATTAGGATTCCCTATCAAATATTTGGAAAAAGAAGAACTTTGGGCAGATCCTGAAACAGGCTTGCTAGAAGTCGCTGCTATTCCTACAGGCTTTATGAGAATCAGTCGTAACTGCTTAGAACAAATGATAAAAGCCTATCCTGAACAGTATTACCATGATGGAGCTAAAGACAATCTTTTTTATGATCTTTTTTCTCGTATTTGTGAGGGTGAAAGTAAATACGGAGAGGATTATTCATTTTGTTTTAAATGGAGCAAAATAGGCGGTAAAGTATGGTGCGATCCTGAAATTAAAATGGGTCATACTGGAAATAAAACTTATGTCGGTCATTTTGGAAACTATTTGCGAAACAGATAATTAAAGATTAAACTTAGGTAGCCTTAACCCCTATATAAAGGAAAAACCATGCCATCAACCACTCTTGCTCGTGGAAACGCTTTACAAACTTTTTATGTTTCCCCTTCTATTACTCCAGCCGAAGTCGCTGCTAATATTACTGCTGCCCAAACATTTACTGTTCCTGGCTTACTAACAACCGATCATGTAACAGTTTCTTCTGTTGCAGCTCAAACTGCTGGTATTTTTGTTGCTGATGCTCGTGTTTCAGCAGCTAATACATTAAGCGTTCAATTTGGTAATTGCACAGCAGGCGCATTAACTCCTGTTGCTGGCTCTTATATTCTTGATGTTATTCGCTTTGAAGGCCCATTGCCTGCAACAGCAGTCTAATTAAGGATTAATCATGTCATTAACAACTGTAATCCGTTTAGTAGGAAAAACTACTGCCTTATCAGTTACAGCATCAGCTCATGCAGCCGTTACTGTTTCTGCTGTTGGCGGTAGTGTTCTTAGCAACTATGCTTCATTCTTAAATGTTGGTGCAAACTCTGTAGCTATTGAAATTTCTCCAATAGGGATTACGGCTGTTACAGCTACTTTGCCTGTTGATGGAACAGTTGGCTCATATATTTTGCCTCCATTGATGACTAGACCTATTGTTTTGGCTGTTCCAGCTAATGATTTCCAAGTATCAGCTATTGGATCAGCAGCAGGCCCATCACTTGTTTACATTACACCAGTTAGCGATCAATCTTAAAAAATCGCTTTAGAAGGATGATTTATGACTAATCCAGCAGATTCATCTGTTCAGAATTTATTACCAGTTCAAGCGTATTTCAATACGGATGGGTCGTTTAATACTTTTATTGGTCAAGGTCAGCCGTTTTATGCAACGGCAAATCCTTCTCAATCAGGTTTAACGATCACCAATAGCACTCTAAATAGTAGTCCTATTGGTAATACCTCTCCTTCTACTGGTGTTTTCACTAACATCAGCACAACTACTGGAACTATTGCAACTCAACCAACAGGCGCAACAGATATAGTCAATTTATTGGCTTTGCAATCTTATGCTGCTGGAATTAGCTGGAAGCAACCATGTGCAGTTGCAACATTAGCAAATATTACTTTGTCAGGCTTGCAGACCATTGATGGCTATACAACTTTGGCTGGTGATCGAGTATTAGTTAAAAACCAATCAAATGCTGCTAACAATGGCATTTATTTGGCTTCTGCAACTGCTTGGACTAGATCTTTAGATGCAGACCAATGGAATGACTTTGTTTCAGCCATTACTTTTATTGAATATGGAACTCAAGCTGGTGGAGCTTGGTTTTGTACGGCAACTCCAGGCGGTACATTAGGAGTAACCGCTCTTAACTGGTCACAATTTACTACTTCAGCAACTTATTCTGCTGGAACAGGGCTAACTCTTACAGGATCTGTTTTTAGTATTACTCCTGTTGGAACTGCCTCTACTTATGGATCTGCTACTCAAACTCCAGTATTTACAACCAATGCAAGCGGTCAAGTTTCTAGCGTAACCAATACAACCATTACTCCAGCCGTAGGATCAATTACAGGACTTGGAACTGGTGTAGCTACTGCACTAGCAGTCAATACTGGCTCTGCTGGATCTTTTGTAGTCAATGGTGGAGCTATAGGTACTCCAACTTCAGGTAATTTCTCAACTGGAACATTTACTTGGCCTACATTTAATCAAAACACTACTGGAACTGCTTCTAAAGCAACCAATTTGGTAGGTGGCGCTGCTGGTTCATTACCTTATCAATCAGCTCTTGATACAACTACATTTTTAGCTGCTGGCACTAATGGTCAAGTTCTTACCCTAGCATCAGGTGTTCCATCTTGGGCAACTCCCACAACAGGCACAGTAACCTCTGTAGGAGGCACAGGAACAGTTTCAGGCATTAGTTTAAGCGGTACAGTCACCTCAAGCGGAAACCTCACCTTGGGTGGTTCTTTGGACTTGTCAGCTCCTCCTGCTATCGGTAGTGCTACTCCAAATACCATTACTGGCACAACCATTACTGCCAATACTAAGTTTGTAAGCCCTTATTTTGATGCTGCAAACTCGGCTGGTGGCGCATTGCGTAACGCTAGTGGAACTGCTTGCTTGCAATGGGGTGGCGGTGGTGGTGCAAATTTAACAGTTGATGTATCTGCTAATTTAAATGGTGCAAACGCACAAATTGACATTAGCCCAACTGGAACTGGTCATGTTCATATAAATCCTGCTGGATCAGGTTCAGTTGAAATTAAGCCTACAAGCGCTGGAGTAATGGATAACATGGTTATTGGTGGAACAACACCTTTAGCTGGAACATTCACCAATTTAAGAGTTAATGGAACTATTTCTCTTGCTGGATCAACAGGAACGGCAGGATATGTAATCACTTCCAATGGTGCTTCTGCTCCAACCTGGCAAGTTCTTCCAGCTACAGGATTGGGAATTGTTGATGATACGACTACTAACGCTACTCGTTATCTAGCATTTACAAGCGCTACAAGTGGAAACATTACAACTCAAAATGTAAGCTCCACTAAGTTGCAATACAACCCTTCAACTGGAAACTTAACATCAACAGTTTTAACATCAACTAACGATGCTTCTATATCAGGTCTTACTGTTGGTAAGGGTGGTG